AGAATAGCTGAGTTACGTCCAACCTCTGCAATAGTAGATTGAATAGCTTTGGTACGTGAGCCACCAGCTTGCATCATGGCAGCCTTACCTTCGTTCTGAAGTTGCTCAATCAACATGCCTTCACGTTGGAAAGCATCTTGAGCCATGATTTCATTGAAGGCAGCTTGCTCAGATTCAACAGCTTGTCGTTGTGCAACGCTGTTAAAAGTAAGCTGTTCTTGTGTTGCTTCGGCAGAACCGGCAAACTGTTTAGCAGCTTGTAGGTACTGGAAATCTTGAATCTCTGTTTGATAGTTCCAGTTACGAATAGCAGTTTCGTATTCGTACTGACGCTGACGTTTGTAGTTTTCTTGGTCAGCAAAATGTACTAATTTGTTGTATGCATTGGTAACTTGTGCAGCGCCTTCAGCTTGAATTTGCTGCAACCTTGCGTTTTGCTCTGCTTTGCGGTTAGCCTGATTAGCAGCGCCAGCACCTGCAATACCTTGAGCAATTCCAGATAAAGCGCTAACAACGGCGGCACCCGCCATAATTGCTGCTGCTGCCATAATTAAGACCTCCTATAGAATCGGGGAGTATAGTTACCTTCCCACATCATCGACACCAACGATACAGGATATGGAAAATCACTTGTCACTTTAAGTTCAAAATTAGTATTGCGTTGATGAATAGGGACAATAAACTGTCGCTCACTCTTGACAGGAGAACTATCGGCTGAGTAGTAGTCAGCATCTGCAGTGTGTTGTACATTACGCCACTCGTTAGAACCTTGGGCTTTCAGTTTAAACGTCACTGCACCTGTCCTACCTACAGAGAACTTGACTCTGGAGATAGTCAAAGCAGCGGTAAAGTCGGTAGTGTTAGCGTCCCTACGGAAATAGAATTTAGGAAGTACTGCTTCTAGGTCATATGGATAACCTACAACAATACCATCAGCATAGTCAGTAAAGTCACCTTTTACTTCGAAGTACCTATAACCAGTTACAGGTTCAGTACGCTCATAGGCAGTAGCGTAGTAACCAGCATCAGCATCAATCTCTGCATCCGTACCATCATCAGCGGTAGGGACAGTCAGAAGCATCATTGCATCAGTCTGCTGGAACGGAGTGTAAGGAACATAGATCTTAGTCAGATCATTGGTCGAATCATACACCACCGCATCGACGCTTGCGTGGGGCTGTACGGGCCTTGTAGCCATGTCCAGGCACGGATTACCCTCAATGGTACTAGCGCCTGCTACAACGTCTCCTGTGGGGATCTCGTCAAGGGTGATAGAACCAATGGTGTATTCATCCTCGTGCTGAGAAACAATAATAACAGAGTCGTTCAGGATCTTAGCAGATTGGATAGTGCCAGGTAGTTCCCACTTAGTCCACGCTTGGAAGAGGTCTTCCTTACCGTTGTTGTAATAACGATAGAGGTACAGGTATGAAGTGTCCCTGTCAACTAGCATAATCACTGAGTTCTGAGGACTAACCGTCAGGCTGTCTACAGTCTCAGGAATCCATTCAAGTACCACCTTACTAATGTCAACCACGATAGGCGGCTGTTCAACGTCACGTAGTTGCAGGGTAAACAGCTTGCTGTAACCCGACACATTACTGACGAATGCAGAGGTAGTACCTACGTCTACAGGTGCAATGTTAGTATTCATCTCATAGTTAGAGACGCTACGAACAATGGTAGAAGTAGGGGTCAAGGTGCTACCATCAGTGGTAAACACCTGGAACTGTTGACGCTCAGAGAACACCAGCAGACCTTGGGGTGACGGGAGAACATCAGACAAAGTAACAGGTCTGACGCTAGCCACGTTCAAATCAATCGGATCGGAGTCAATCTGTGTAAGAGCTGACTTAACAAAAAAGTTATAGGGATCGTTAGCAACACTGAAGTTAATGTTATCAGTGGATAAGACTCCGAGTCGGTTATTATAGAAGAAAGTAGAAGTAATAGGATCCCCAATAAAAGCAGGTATAGGGCTAGTATCATCGTCCCCTGCTGCACGAACTTTCCAATTTATTTCACCAAAAGTAAAAGTAAGTGGACCAGTGTTAGACAGTTCATGCGGCATGGTAGCAGCATCAAACCCACCAGACACATCACGTGCTACGGTTTCTTTAAAATAACCACGTCCGTATTCACTATTGTAGGCTTCAAAGACAACATAGTAGTTGTCCGCTGCTCCATCACTATTTAGGATTTGAATGTTATGACCGTGGTACGATTCAGCAGGAAGCTTAGAAACGTTGACCACATCATCCTGGAATATTTCAAGAGCATCATTACCTATACCACCTTTACCAGAAATAGTGAAAGCGATAGGGGTACCGGTAAACGTACCTACGGCATGTTCATAGTCAGTCAGGACTTGGTTAGTACCACTAAACCTCTTAATAACAAGGCTGTTTGTATAACCTTCAATGCACCACGTACCATCAAAGTCAGCGTTAGCTGCAGACTGTTGGGTTTGAATAGTGTTAACAATGTCATCCACTAAATGGTGGTTAGTGTTAATGTTACCACTATCGTAGATGAGCATATCATCAAACGTAGTAGAAGCTTGAGCGGTAGAAGTAGACTCAATGCCTTGAAGAGTTACGAAATACTCGGCACCGTCAGTAAGGGTAACTAGTTTAACAGTAGCTACTGAATTAGATACAAACGTACCTGCCGCTTCCATAGCAGTAGTGACAGTACGATTAGTGATAATAGTAGTATCCTGAATGCTACGGAAGTGGTAGTCATTCTGCTGGGTGCCAGTTAAATAATTGGTTGCATTATTGGTAACATTACACCACGTACCATCTGCAGCGGTCCACACGTAAATGTTGGTACCTTTGATAGCACCAATGTAGGAACCAGCAGCACCTCGTTCTACAAAGAACCAAGCAGCACCTGCCAGTTCAGTTTCAGTAAATGCATCACCGTTTTGCTTTTTCAAGACACTGGTGAACTGCATACCTGGACGCTTTAGCAAACCGTAGGTAGGATCAGGGTAACCGTTGACACACTCAGTAAGTTGACCTTCTAATTTTTTGTCATCATTTTGTCTAGAAACACCACCTAGAAAGTTGGGTGTCAGTTGAGTTACTGCTGGCATTAGCGATACAGTGTGTGATAAGGTTGATAGCTTTGATAGTAGTTCTCCCCTTTGGGGCTACCAAAGAACGTATAGTCCCCTTGATTACACTCATACTCAAGCGCCATAGACCGTGCAAAGGCTTCCTTTTGTTGGAGCATTTGGTACTGGTTAGGGTCACCGACAATACGGCTAGACACAATGCTAGCAGCACGAGCGGTGATGAAAGCTTGGATGGGTTCAGGGATACTACCCCAGGACATCTCCCAGGTAATATCTACATAAAGGGTTTCGTCAGTCCACTTGTATGAATGCTTGGTACGATCATAGAGTTTACCTCCACGATTGATACTGTCACGATTCATGTTTTGGGTGTAGGTTTGATTCAAATCCATCTGAAGAATATCGTTGGAGATATTTACTTCGTTGTTAGAATCAGGGGTGATGGGGTAATCGTATTCCTTATTAAAGGACCAACCTTCTGCCTGTACTTCACGGGAAACTTCTCGGAGGGTGTTGAGTGCAATCGCAACGTCCGGGTTGGTTTGGGTTTCAACTCTACTTGTAACGATAGATTGAGTCAGTGCACGATTAGAGACAGTCTGTGAGATGTTCACAGTGTACTCATAAGTCACTGGAATGGTGGCTTGTTCTACACCAGCAGTAGCAATAGAGGTGCCACTAGATACACCAGTACCACCAATGTACGTACCAACAGGAATGTTAGCAGTCTCGGTAGTCAGGGTAGTGCCAGAGATAGAACCTGTAAACCTATCAACTTCGTTAATTACAAGAGTCTCTTCAGTTGTCAACGTAGTAACAGGAGCCTGACCAACTGACGCCAGGATCTGATTAACAGCTTTAAGCTCAGTGTCGGAGCCAGTATTAGGGAAAGGCATTGATTCTTATTCTCAATAAGGAAATAAAAAAAAGGAGCCCCCGAAGGAGCTCCCGTAAACGATATAAAAATCAGAAAGCAGAAGGTGCAGTATTGGTAACGTGCAGTTCCACAGCAGCAGCAGGATTCAGATAATCGCAACCGCAAGCCAGACGACCCAGCATCACATCACCTTGGTAGATGACGGACACGTCGCCGCTGGTCACTTGGACCTGGGGACCAATAGCTTCAACCATACCGGCAGCTTCCTTCTGGAAGATCAGACCACAGGAGGTCGAACCCACTTCAGCAGCAGTACCGTAATCGTTGTTGATACCAGTCTGAGCGGTATCAGCATCTTCCAGAGCAACTTCAACGAAGTCGCCAGTGCGACCAGGATCGGTAACACCAGTGGTGCCGCCGTACTTGGTACCATACTTACCCAGGAACGGAATGTTCATGGACTTGTAGATCTTGATACCGGCGATCTCGATGATGCCCTGACCGCTCTGCAGTGCAGAACCTTGAACATCACGGTTCACCAGACCGTTAGTACCAACAGCCTGAATCAGTTCGTAGTACTGACGGGGGTTCAGCACGGCAACGCGACCGTCGCTGGTGACGCCCTTTTCGTCCATAGCAGCAGCTGCATCATAGAAAGCAGCAACGAGCTTAGCGGAGTCGTAAGCATCAGCTTCGGAGCCAGTACCGGTACCGACTTGAACCTGAGTACCACCGGGCTCAACATAGCCGGTAGCAGACACAGGAGAGGCAGCACGAGCACCGCGAGCGATCGAACGGAATGCCAGACGGTCATACTTTTCAGCCAGAGCATAACCGATCTTACGAGAGATTTCGCTACGCAGATCGTAATGGCTGAGAACTTCATCCAGTTCGTACACGAATGCACTGGAGATCAGCAGATCATCAATGGTGATGGTCTTCTCGGCCACCGGGGGTGCACCGTTGCTATCACCAAGAATGCTGTTGCCAGGAGTATGGAACTCGGACTTGGTGCGACCCGTGTAGATGAACTGCAGAGACTTGCCGTTCTTCAGGGTACGCTTCATGATCAAGTCACGAGCGATAGTGTTGTTTTGGAAACCCTTAAACATCTCGCCAGAGAATAGCTTAAGGTACAGGGCGCGAGTATCGCCCGTCAGGTTAGCCTGACCCAGCTGAGTAAGCTGAGCGGGGTTAACCGAGGATTGGAATGCCATTGTTTTTTATAAGAGGTTTAAGCAAGTTCCTCTGGATCCAGAGTATTAAATTTTATTGTGGTCTATCCCACCGTCTAGACGGCGAAGGGTGTCCTCGTAAGGGCCAACGCCAATAGGTAAGGGAGGGTTTGCACCTCCCAATGCCGCTTTAACGGACTACCTT